CCCGCCACTGATCAGACGCGTCTCGTCTACTCCCTCCGTCTCGGCTTCGGTCGTTTCACTCCCACGGGTGCGGCTTCCGGAATCGAAGCGGCGGCAGGCATCTACAACATCACTGTCTAGATCCGAATCTGAGCCCTTCGGGGGACTTCGGTCCCCCGTTGGGTGCGGGAAGTGAGATTAAATTATGGGTCGCGCGACTCAGATGGAACGGATTATTGCAAAGGGCCAACTTGTTCCGTTGGTCTTCATGGATAATGCCGTTGCCGCATCACAGACGGACGTTCAATTGTCGATAGTCGAGACGTCAGCTACCACTTCGACGTCAGACAACACAGAATACGTAATGCCCTTTGATGGCGAAATCGTCGCCATCACTGCGGCTCTCTCTGCGGCAGCAACAGCCGGAACTCTGACGGTTGGTCCAACGGTCAACGGTACGGAAGAAGCCGACCCTACTCTCTCGATCACTACGGCCACCGAAGCGCATGATAAGGCCGCGCGGGGAACCGCTACGTTCGTAGCGGGTGATCGGATCGGGGCGGAGATCACTACTGATGCGTTGTGGGACGCGACTACCGCTGATCTCGTGGTCACTGTGTGGGTTCTTCTTCATCTCGAAGGGATCTGAATCCCATGCCGAGATACAAGATTCTTCATCGCTACAGCTCGAATGAGTTCGGACCTTTCGAGGAAGGAACCGAGATCGAGCTGACAGAAGATCAAGCCGCATGGCTTCTTCATGATTCTCCGGGAGTTCTTACGGAGATCGATCCGGCCGAACAGCAAGCTAGGAAGCGCGAAGAGAACGAGCGTAGAGCGGCAGCGTTCCGAGAGAAGGCCGAGAGAGACGCTGATAAGATGATTGCGGCAGGAACAGCCGTTAAGCGTCGTGCGCGTCCGCTGAAAAAGGGTGACGACTAGTGAGCAACTTGCTCGAAGCGACTAGCACGGGTACGGCTGTTCCTACGCCTTCTGTGCTTCATTCGGTTGTTTTGACTGCGGGTTCCGATGCGGCTTCTGTAGTTCTTCGAGATGCTTCCGGGGGTCCGGTTCTTCTGACGCTGAAAGCGGCTGCAAATGCGTCGGTAGTCTGGCAGTCGTCAAAGGGTGTCTTCTTTGGCACTGAGATTCACACTACTTTCACGGGAACGTCTCCACTCGCGTACATCGAATATTCCTAAGGGGGTGTGAGAAGTGGCAGTGACAAACGGTTATTGCACAGTGGCCGAGCTTCGCGACCAATTGGGCGATACAGGGTCGAAGCTCGATCTCGATTTGCTTGAACACGCGATCAATGCCACTTCTCGTGCTATCGATCGCTACTGTGGACGTCGGTTCTGGCAAGATTCTACGGTTCAGACACGCGAATATCGCATAAATGATCCGTATGTCGCATGGGTTGACGACATTTCTACGGAAACCGGACTCGTCATCAAGACGGATATAGCCGGTGATTACTCGTGGGCAACCACGTGGACAACCGATGACTACGATCTTGAACCTGAGAACGCAGATAAAGATGGTGCCGCTCACGCATGGTGGCGAATCATCGCGATCGGTACTAAGACGTTTCCGGTGCATGCGCGACGGAAGACCCTTCAGGTAACTGCGCGGTTCGGTTGGTCGGCTGTTCCAGATGACGTGAACGAAGCCGCAATCTTGAAGGCTACAGGGCTTTTCAGGCGGAAGGATGCCCCTTACGGAATCGCTGGCTTCGGTGAGATGGGTAACGCGGTTCGCATTACCCGACGTGATCCCGATGTCATGGAACTTCTGAACAATTACGTTAAATACACGATGGGAAGTGTGTGATATGGCTTCCCTCGAACAGATCAGAGACGGCATTAAGACGACGATCGAAGCCGCGATCCCTAGTCTTCATGTGTATGACACGGTTCCCGACTCTGCGAACGTTCTTCCTGCCGTCATCGTGGTTCCCTTCACGTCGGACTTTGAAGTGGCCATGGGTCGGGGGCTCGATACATGGGAATTCGATCTTTGGGTCATGGTGTCCATAAGTGAGATGGATATCCGACAAGATGACCTTGACGCTTACGTGTCAGGTGCGGGAAGTGACTCGATCCGGCAAGCGATCTTCAATAACAAGACGCTCGGACTGTCGAACACGAACGCTCACATATCACAAATGCTCGAATATGGCGCACGTTTCGCGACGGCTGGATATCCACATCTAGGCGCGCGTCTTCGCCTGTTGGTCCACACTCCGGGAACGGCTTAGGTGATCACATGGCAGTGAAGAAGTATCGCGTTATCGGCTTCCATGATGTCAACGGAGCTAAGACCGGTGAAGAAGTCGAGCTAGACGACGAAAAGATCAATGTGACTGCTCTGATTCAGGGTGGACACGTCACGGAAACGCCAGAGCCCCCGAAACCGTCTCGCGTTCGAGGATCGATGAAAGAGAAGGGAGATAGCGAGTAATGGCTTCATTCTCCCTTACCGATGCAACTACATGGATCGGTGGTTACGACTTCACGACGAAGCTCAATCAGATCAGTCTCTCAGCGTCAGCCGAAGACCTCGAAGACACCACGTTCGGAAGTGGGGGTTATCGCTCCCGTACGGGTGGTCTGAAGACTGTAGAAGCCGAGTTGAACGGGTTTCTCGATTCTGACGCTTCGATCGGTGTTGATCCTGAGATCTTCCCGAATCTTGGGACACATGATCGAGTCGTCACGATAGCTCATGATGACGCTGAAGGGTCAATCGCATACATATTTCAAGCGGGACAGTTCTCGTATGACCTTTTCGGGTCAGTCGGAGAGCTAGCCCCCTTCAGCGTTTCCATGATGGGGACGAACAGTGTTGGTCTGATTCGTGGTCAAGTGGCAAAGGCTAAGGCTTCTGTCAGCGCTACGGGTGCGACAGGATCACCGGTCAATCTCGGGAACGTTGGTGCGTCTCAGTACCTTTACGCGACACTCCATGTGATTGGAACTCCCGGAACCACGATCACGGTAGAAGTCGAGTCGGACGATAACGCCAGCTTTACTTCCGCAACGTCTCGAATCACCTTTGGCCCTATCACTACCGCCGGAGGGATATGGGGAACTCGCGTTGCGGGTGCCCTTGCTGAGACTCATTACAGGTTCAATGTCACTGCGATCACCGGAACGTTCACGATTGCGGGCGCAATCGGAATCGGGTCTTAGGAAGGGGTAAAACGTGGCTTCGTTCGCGTTTACAGACGCATCTGTTACCATCAATTCCGTTGATCTGAGCGATCATGTTCGTTCGGTCACGTTGAATATCGAAGCGGAAGACCTCGAAGATACGGCAATGGGAGACACCTTCCGTTCCCGGATTGGTGGCCTTAAAGACTGGTCAATCGATATCGAGTTCAATCAAGACTTTGCCGCTTCTGAGGTCGATGCCACGATCTTTCCGCTTTTGGGCACGGTCGTGGCGGTGGAGGTCCGGCCCACGTCGTCTCCGGTGTCGGCCACTAACCCGAAGTACTCCGGCAACGTGCTCGTGAGCGAATACAACCCCCTAGATGGCTCTGTAGGCGACCTAGCGACCACTTCTGTGTCGTGGCCGGGTGCGGGTGCCCTGACGCGGGCAACGTCGTAGCGTAGGCTGTCAGCGTGGCTAGGAAGCAACCGGAACAGCGAAGGTCGGTCGAAGAGCTGAAGAAACTTCAGACCGACCTTCGTAAGCTGTCTAAGCGTGGCGGTTGGGACGCGAAGATTCGTCAAGAATTGAAGGGTCCTGTCGAAGACGCGAAGAAAGCTGTTGCGAAGAAGATCCTAGCTATTCCCTCGAAGGGTATCAGTGCTCGACAGGGACGCGAGTCTCTTCGCAGGAAGATGGTTCGAGCACTGAAGAGCAATGTCGATACCAGTCCTCAGTATACGGGTGGCTTCGTCTGGCTCGACGCTGACGAGATGCCTTTCGGTGAAGAGAACCTTCCCGCGTACATGGAAAGAATCCGACGCTACACAAGGTGGCGTCATCAGGTTTTCGGGAACGAGCGTGTATGGGTGACTCAAAGAGCGCATCCGTACTTCTATCGGACCCTTAAACCGTGGGAAACCAAAGTGGCGGATGTTGCCGAGAAGGTAATTGCTCAGCAAATTAGGGAGTTCGAGAAGTGATTATCAAGTGGCGGGAGTCGAACGGAGTAGTTCACGAGTGGGAATGGTCCGGCTCTCCGAGAACTCAGGAAGGCCGATGGATCAAGGAACGTACTGGGTGGAGCACGACGAAATTCCTCGAAGCTCTGGGGGAACTCGATCCTGACGCGGTCATCGCTCTCGTGATCATCCTGAGTGCGCGCGAAGGTCGAAAGCTGAAGTGGGATGAAGTCGATCTAGACCCGGTCAACGATCTCGAATGGATTCCCACAGAGAACGAACTTCAGAAGCTTAAGATTCAGGAAGCCACTCGGGGAAAAGTCGAGACTCCGAACGGTCTTCCTCCGGCTCAGGAACTCCGACCTTCGGACGTCCCTTCCTCCACTGGGCATCCCGAGAATGGCCAGCTAGCAAGGGCGGTCTTGAAGCCCAAATCAGAGCTTACAGTGCCCGACTCTGGCACCGTTTCGGACTGAACTACCACGATATAGCCGACCTAGAGATTCAGACTTTCTTGTATTTCTGCGAACAAGCCGACGCGCTTGACAAGTATGAAGAGCAAGAGATGAAGAAGGCTCGAAGTCGAAGAGGTAAATGATTTGGGAGACCTGAAGGGGAAGTGATCGAGAGTGGCGCGTACAGTCGCACTAAACCTTCTTCTGAAGGTCTCCGGATCACAGTCTGTAGACGAAGCTCAAAAGAAGATTGGTCAACTTCAGGATAAACTCCAGAAGTTCAATGATGTTGCGAACAAGATTGGTATTGGTGCGGGTGTCGCTTTTGGTGCGGGACTTGTGGGGGCTCTCGATATCAGCAAGGGGCAAGCGAAACTTGCCGCTCAGCTAGGACTTACCGAGAAGGAATCGAAGCGCGTCGGAGACGTCGCCGGTAAGGTGTTCGCGGGTGCCTACGGCGAATCAATGGAACAGGTGAACGACGCTGTTAAGTCTGTCGTTCAGAACATCTCAGGCATGCGCACGGCTTCGAGTTCAACCCTTCAGGAGACGACACAAAGGGCTCTGACGCTTGCTGACGTCCTAGGGGAGGACGTCAATAAGGTCACGGCGGCTGTTTCTACCCTCATGAAGACCGGTCTTGCTCCGAACTCTAAGGCCGCTTTCGACGTCATCACTCGTGGCGCTCAGCTAGGCGCAAACAAGCAAGCGGATTTGCTTGACACTCTTACCGAGTATCCGACGCTGTTTAGGAACATGGGTCTGAACGCGACTCAGGCAACAGGCTTGATCGTTCAGGGTCTTAACGCGGGTGCTCGATCATCTGATCTCGTGGCAGACGCAATCAAGGAATTCAGCATTCGAGCGGTAGACGGCTCGAAGCTGACCAGTGAAGGCTTCGCAGCTCTCGGCTTGAACGCTGACGTCATGGCAGCGAAGATCGCAAAGGGTGGCAAGTCGAGTTCAGCCGCTCTCGATCTGACCCTAGATCGTCTTCGAGCGATGAAAGATCCGGTTGAACGATCGCGTACAGCCGTCGCACTGTTCGGCACACAGGCCGAAGACCTAGGGCAAGCCCTGTTCTCTCTTGACCTCGATACGGCAGCGTCCGGCATGGGTAAAGTCGGGGGTGCGGCTGATCAGGCTTCAAAGGTCATGCAAGAAAGTGCGTCAGCACGGATAGAGTCGTTCAAACGAACGCTCATGACGACATTCGTCAACGTCCTAGGCAACACCGTTCTTCCGAAGATCCAAGCGTTCATTGACTTTCTCGGAAGGATGGGGGTTACACCTTCCGGCATCATTGCTGTTGGTGCTGCAATCGCCGGACTAGCACTCACGGTTAAAGCCGTGACCGGTGCTATTGCGCTATACAATCTAGCCTTGAAGGCTCATGCTGTAGCGACGAAGGCTGGAACAGCCGCAACGTGGTTGTTCAATGCCGCTCTTCGAGCGAATCCAATCGGTATCGTCGTTACAGTTCTAGCGGCTCTCGTGGCTGCAATCGTTCTTGCTTATAACAAGAGCGAGACATTCCGCAACATCGTTCAAGCGGCATGGCGTGGTATTCAGCAAGCCGTATCCGTCGCGTGGAACTCATTCATCAAACCTGCATTCGAGGCAATCAAGAACTTCGTAGTCAACGAACTTGCTCCGAGATTCCTATGGTTCCATAAAAACATTGTCGCACCCGCATTCAAGGCAATCGGATTCGCGATCGAGGTTGCATGGGGGATCATTAAGATTATCTTCGAGGCAATCAAGTTCTATGTTACGAAGGTAGTCGCACCGGTAATCACGTGGCTTTGGAAGAATATAGTCGAGCCAGCGTTCAAGGCGATTTGGTTTGCAATCAAGGTTGCATGGGGGATCATTAAGATTATCTTCGAGGCAATCAAGTTCTACATCTCGAAGGTAGTCGCGCCGGTTGTTCAATGGCTCTGGCAGAATATTGTTAAGCCAGTCTTCGACTTCATCGGCAAGCACATCGGGAATGTCTGGCGAACCTTCATCAAGCCAGCGTTCGACGCGATCAAGGCAGCGATCAAACTAGTTGCGAACTCATTCCAGACAGCCGTAACGAATATCGGAAAGTTCTGGGATAAACTTCGTGACACTGCGAAGAAGCCTGTGAAGTGGGTCATCGATACCGTTTACACGAACGGTATTAAGCGCGTGTGGGATAACATCGCGTCGAAGGTCGGTGCCTCTCCCCTCCCTGATGCTCCGAGATTGGCTCAGGGTGGAAAGGTCAATGGTCCGGGAGGATCGAAGAGCGACAAAATTACCGCACTTCTGAGCCGTGGTGAATACGTCGTCAACGCTTCTGCGACACGTAGGAACCTTCCGATCCTTGAAGCGATTAACAAGCGTGGCGGTATCGACGCGAGAGCCGCAAAAGCTAACGCCTTAATGGGAGATCCGGGGGGAGTTCTTCCCGGCTTCGCGGGTGGCGGTTTGGTCGAAGGATTCTCGAAGTTCTTCGCTTCCGCGCGTGAGTTCTTCGCGGGTGGTGCGGTTAAGGCCGCTCGATTCGTCACGAATCCTCTGCTGTCTCTAGGGGACAAATTCCTAGGCGGTACCGCGTTCGGCCGAATGATTATGCAATCCGTTCGCCGGATCATTGACAGCGTTCTAGAGTGGATCAAGGGCAAAGAACCGAAGCTAGGAGGGAGCGGCCGGAAGGCTGTCAATGCCGCTCGAAGCCAGATAGGAACTCCGTATTCATGGGGTGGTGGCGGTCCGAGCGGTCCGAGTTATGGCTTCGCTCAGGGTGCGGGAATCAGGGGCTTCGACTGTTCGAGCCTCATGCAATACGCATGGTATAAGGCAACCGGCAAGGTCATTCCTCGAACGACCTATACACAAATGCCATGGGTCAAGCGCATCTCTAGTCCGGTAGAAGGTGCGTTGGGCTTCCCGCACTCTGGGCACGTCTTCATGTATAGCGGTAACCGGAAGATTATCGAAGCTCCGTACACGGGTGCCAGAGTGCGAGAGGTACCAATGCGGCACGCATGGTGGGGAATGCCACCGTTCGCGACGGCAGACGACGGAACGGCTGTTCTTCATCCTGGCATGAACGCGATCTACAATGGTACCGGCGCAATGGAACCACTTATTCACCCGAGTATGGCCGGATCGAACATCACGGTTCAGAACTTGAATCTCTACTTTGCTGATGATCGAGACATGTATACGAAGGGTAAGCATTTCGCGGAAGGCTTGATCGCTTACACGAAGCGCGCGGGAAAGGGTTGGGCTAAGAACATTGGTATCACCTCGTGACATCGTTTCTGTAGCGATCGGATTCGAGATTGGTCCGACGCTTGGAACGACTGCGCTTGTTCTGAACGATCCCGTTCGCGGTCTTCTCGATACTGGAGAGCTAGGAGAAAAGAATTCGTTCGTTACGGTGACTGACGACGTAAGGTCGATCACTATCGAACGTGGCGCTCAGCGTATCGACTCCCCCGTAATCCGGTACGAAGCCGGTCACGGAATGATCACGCTCGACAATGCTTCGAGAGATTACGATCCCGAAAACCTGAACGGTCCCTATGTCGCTGCCGGAGTGAGTCAGGTTATCCCGACTCGACCGATCGTGATCTCAGCCTCTTACGGTGGCGTAGACTACCGTTTGATCACTGCCTATATCGACAATTGGGATCTTGATTGGAACGGGGACAACTGGGCTCAGGTGGCTGTACCGTTCACAGACGGCTTCGGAATCCTGAGCCAGACCGACCGTACGGCCGTCGCCCCTGTGGGCTTAGGAGAGGACACAGGCGCGCGTATAGCCCGAATCCTGGACACGACGGATTGGCCGTCTGCTGATCGAGACATCGATACGGGAGACGCTACCCTTCTCGCTACCACCCTCGAAGGTCCCGCACTCGAAGAGTTACAGCTAGCGGCAGACTCGGAGATCGGAGAGCTGTACGTCAACGGCTCAGGGGTTCTCGTCTTCCGCAACCGAAGTGCGATCTTTGACGACGTAAGGTCAAACACGTCCCAAGCGACCTTTGGTGATGGCGGGGGTTCCGAACTCTTCTACATGCACAACGGAGCGAAGTTCTCGACTGATCGGGAAACCCTCTATAACAAGGTCATTGCCCAACGTATCGGCGGCAATGAAGTCACGGTGAATGATGGGGCATCTCAGGGTGCGCACCGTATCAAGACTTGGACGAAGACCGACCTTGTTCTAGAAGATGACGCACAGGTTACCGATTACGCGAACTTCATTCTTCAGCTCTCGAAAGATCCCGAGAATCGGTTTACCGAACTTGTCATTAAACCTTTCCGTGATCCGGATGCTCTCTTCCCTCAAGTGTTGGGCAGGGAGATCGGAGATAGGATCACAGTAATCCGGAGACCCCCCGGAGGGGGTGACCCGATCGAGCGTGATTGTTTCATTCGAGGGATCAAGCACGAAATCAGCATCTCGGATTGGACAACCACGTTCATACTCCAGTCGGCTACGAAGTATGTCTTCTTCACTCTCGGTGACGTTATCAAGGGTGTACTCGATCAGAACGCTCTCGGATTCTAAGGGGGATTCGTGGTATTCAAAACCTTCACGGCCGGTAGCGTACTGACTGCGGCTGACGTGAATGATTATCTCATGAAACAAGCCGTTATCGCTTGCACATCTGGCACTAGACCTTCGGCACCAAACGAAGGCATGACGATTTTCGAGACTGATACCGACAGGATGATGATCTATAACGGTGCAGCATGGGCCGAAATAGGTATCATCGGAACTTCGCTTCCTCGTGTGTCGGCTACTCGTAACACAGCTCAGAGTATCGCAAACAACACTGGGAACGTTCTCGTTTCATGGTCTGTCGAAAACTATGATGTAGGTGGGATGTTTTCGGCAACGTCCACCACTCTCGCCACCATTCCAGCGGGCAAGGGCGGTCTGTACCTTGTTAGTGTTGCTATTGAGTTCGATACAAACTCTACGGGATATCGAGCGTTGTACTTGAATCGAAACGGATCAACTCAAACCCGACAGACAGTTACTGCTATCTCTGGAAACCCGACTCGTGTCGAATCCACAACAATAATGAACTGTGCGGCTGGAGACACCATCTCCATTGGAGTTTTCCAAAACTCTGGTGGTAATCTCAACATTAATAGCGCGGGTGCGATGCCTTTAGGTGTCGTTCATTACCTCAGTCCTACACCATAAAGTAAGGGGCACGATGACGGTAAAAGAGGTTGGGGATGTCGTCATATATGTTGCTGCCATCCTCACAGCAACCGGCGCAATCATACTCTTTATACAGAAGTTTCTCATCGCTCCGATGAAGAAGGTTCTAAAAGAAGAGATTACGGATATGGTCAGAGAGATTCACGATCAGGTGACCCCTAACGGAGGGGGTTCGCTAAAGGATGACGTGACTCTTATGCGTCAAGACCTCGAAGACGTCAAAAGCAAGCTAGAAGAGATTCCGCGTGTGTGGGATACAGTGGAGAGAATCGAGGCTTCGCTTAACGGTCATCTAGCGGAACACCGAAAGGGGACCGAATGACTACCATAGAGAGTCGGGCAACGTGGGGTGCGCGTCCCTCACGAGGGACTTCCTTCCTTGCCCGCACGAAGGGGGTCAAGGCTCACTACACCGGCGGACACGTTAACCCTGCCACTCTGACAGATCACAACGCATGTCGCGCGGCTGTCCGTGGTATCCAAAATGGGCACATGGACGGAAACGGCTGGAATGACATCGGTTATTCAATGATCGTGTGTAATCACGACGTCGTGATGATCGGTCGGGGGGCTAACGTTCTTCCTGCCGCGAATGGTCCGGGGCTGAACTCTGGTCATTACGCGATTCTTGTTCTCGTGGGAACGTCTGGTGTCACCACGATGACGAACAACATGAAGCGAGCTTTTCACGGTGCCCGTAATTGGCTTCGGTCCAACGGCAACGCTGGCACGGAGATCAAGGGGCATAGAGATGGTTACGCGACGTCTTGCCCTGGCACGTCCGTCTATTCGTGGATCACTTCCGGTGCTCCGCTTCCGGGGGGAACTTCCCCCACTCCGCCACCCACCCCAGAGCCAGAGGAACCCAAGATGGATTACGGCGCGTTCGGTTACTCGGGAGATCCCGCGATCTCGATCCCTGCCAACACATGGACCAATGTTCGGTGGGATACCGAGTATTCAGACCCTTACGGCTCTCACTCGGGTACGGGTGAGAGTATTCTTCTCGGAGATCCTTCGGAATACACTCTCGAATTCGGTGCGACGCTGAGCGGAGTTCCGGCCGGAACCGTGGTCTACACTCGAACGGCAGAGTACCGATACGACGGAACGGCAACACCGCCCGTTGACGTTCTCGAAGAGGTCGGAGACCCCACACCGAACGTTCTCGATAGTCTCGGAACTATTCATCATGCGGCAATCGGTCATGTGCAAGACGGCCGGAAGCTTCGTCTTCAGATTCTCTCTCCCGTTGCTGCGACGCTCACGCGCGCACGTGTCCGATATCTCGCTCAGAGGTAAGAGAGGAAATACAAATGTCCGTGAATTGGGAAGCGTTCGTGCGTGCGCTTCGCACGTTCGTTCAGGGTCTTCTCGTAACCGGCCTTACGGCAGCGTGGGAAGCCGCTCAAGCGGCAGTCTCGGCGAACGGATTTAACGTCCGTCTCGTTCTCACTGCTGCTGCCTTCGCGTTCGTCACTGCGGTAGTGACGTACGTCTATAACCTGATCAGCCCTAGGGAAACTCCGAGTAAGACGGAGTGATCGAGCTTGCCCGCGCGGCAAGCGTCATGAGATGATCAGGATATGAGCAGACACATCACGAATGAAGAGTTCGGGCTGAAGATCGGTTGCGATGTGACCATGGCTTCCCGGCTTCGGAATGGTCAACGGCTTCCGTCACGTGAGCGATTGGAACAGATCGTTCGAGTGTACGGAAGTGATGATCCATCTTTTGGATCACGCGCTTTGTTGGCTTCCTCGAAGGGTCCGGATCACTTCGCGGAATTCCTGAGGGTCGAAATCTTCGACAAGGAAGATCACGACAACGCCCAATCCTGATCATCTCACCACCTACGGACCCCCCGTGATCTCGCCACTGTCACGGGGGGTCTTCGCATATCTTGACCTGTTGACAAGGTCGTGAGACCATGACAGTACGTCAAGAGGGGAGGTGATCAGGAATGGGCTTGATCTTTTACGCATTGACCAGCGAAATACCCGAGTGTTCGGGCGAAGATCCGACGCTGTTCGTTGGTCCGGACGGAGAAGAAAGGGCAGACAGGGAGTTTCGAGAGGAAAAGGCGAAGAGGTTTTGTCGTCAGTGCTCCCTGATCTCTGAGTGTCTTGATTGGGCAATCGCTAATCGAGAGGTAGGTATTTGGGGAGGAACTAACGATGACGATAGAAGGGCTCTCCGTACCGGACGTCAGATCAAGATTAAGGGGCTGACGTCTCAGCAAGTGGCGAAGNTTGAACGTCANAAAGAAGCCNTTCGGATGTATCAGCTAGGCTCAACTGTTCCTGAGATTGCCAAATCTCTGGGCGTGAAGCCGGACACGGCTTATTCATACATTCGTGATCAGAAGAGACTGGTGAATTTAAGTGGCGAAGCAAGTTCGGAAACAGAAACCGACTGTGAAAAAACCTCAGTCTGAGATCGACACTCGAACCCCCTCCGGAAAGAAGCTTCCCTTCTAATGGCTACCTCTCAGATGATCGAAACGGCTGACGAAGGTTCCGTGTGGAAAACGAGACAGCGTAAGCGGAGATCAAAACACAGGGAAAACAACATGTTCACGCAAGCGGAAGTTACCATCCCTGGCTCTCTTGCCGCCTGCATGCTCGATCCGGAAGACGCTCGAAAGATGCGAGAGCGAATCGAGGAAACCCTTCCGGAAGGCGAAGATCGAGACCTGATGATAGCGATGATCTTGGGTCGTGGTGACGGACTCGAAGACGGTTGGTCCGGCTACTAGATCCACACAAGCGGAAGCCCCTGACAGCGGAGAACGGGCCGACTGTCGGGGGCTTCTCCCATTTCGGGGTAAGATCTGAGTAAATGCCCCTAGAAGGCTCTGAGAGCCACGCTGACGGCATGACCCCCCTGATGCATCCATTCATACCGGCCTACTCGCGTTCGTCGCTCAGCGTCCATCTCAGAGAGATCATTTTCAGGTGATCATGAGATTTGAAGATCATCTAGCCTTGATCCCGAGATTCCATGACGCTTAAGCGTCAGATGTGCCTATGCGGCAAGATCCGGCTGTCTTCTCGATCAACAGGGATCAACCCTTACTGTTGACGCTTAAGCGTCCGTAAGAGCGCATAAGAAAGCCCCCGGAACGGAGTCCCAATCGGGAAGTAAGTCCGGGGGCTTTCGCGTGGTTAGAGCCTAATAGGTCTCTACCGTAGTCTTACGCAAACGGGTTGTCGTCATCCTCTTCGACGTCCGAGACGTCATCCGAAGGAAGCTCAGAAGCCCACTCAGGCGGGTTGTTCGAGAGCCAGTAATCGCACTCCCAGAGCCACGGAGCGTTAAGCCCCTTGCTCACAGGCTTGCCCTTACCAACGATCCGAACTTCGATGTAGTCGCCTTCCTGAACCTTCCGGGTGCGACCACAACCGGCCTTCCGAGTCGCTTCCTTCACGGCTTCGAGAAGGGAACCAACCTTCGCGTCTCGGCTTCGTCCGGTCACGAAGATCCGTCGAAGTCCGTCGTCACTCCCGACCTTCGCGAAACTGTCAGAAGTGAACTCCCACGACGTGAAAGCCGTCTGAACGGTGAAGACGGGATCGAGCACGGGACGCGCGTTCGCTGAAGGCTTGTCAGCCGACTCGACTATCTTACCGTTCTCGAACCACAGAAGTTCGCCCTGATTCTTCGGTGCGGTTCGATCGAACTTCCGACGCTGCCGCGCGTCGAACTTAGTGATCCTTCCGCGAACTTTCAGCCCATCATCGGGACTGATCGCGGGGGCTTCCGAACCAAACAGAATGTCGTTCGGGTCACTCATGGTCTTTCCTTTCGACCTGTTGATTACCTGACTACCTAGTGTGCGATCAAGGGGGAGCGAGTCCGGCAAGTCACCGGATCTTCGTGTGAGATGATCTAGCGGGCTTGTCCCCCTTGACCTGATGGCAAGTCTACCTGACCGCGCGACGGCTGACAATACCCTTCGTCTTCCGCCACTCTCGGACCCTTACAGCCGCTTTCGCCAGAGTCCATCCGAACTCTAGATCAACATCGTGGATCTCGGCTCTCCCCGGATCTTCAGCCGGAACCCACATGATCACACCTGTTGATCGGTCGATCCCTTCAGGGATGACGTCTTCCATCGGAACCCATGTCCATGTCTCCTGATCGAGGATGTGTGTGGCATTCGCATAGATCGCTAGCTGAATCGCTAGAGACAGTTGCCCGAAGTCGAGCGTTTTCTGAGACTTCACGTCTCCGATCCTGTAAACGCCATTGTCTGAAACGATCCTGTCGAGCCGTCCGGCCACGTTCAGAGACGGAACGCAGACAATTCGCTCCATGAGTTCCGGAATGACTCGGATCTCATGACGCTTAAGAAGTCTGTCATATGCTCCGATCATCTCGAAGCTTTCCGGATCATCCTCGTGAAGCGTCGCTAGTTCGAGAACCCCAATCTCAGCACGATCGAACGACTCTGTCAGATCGTGGAACTTCGTTCCCTTGCTGGCACCATCGTATGATCCCGCGCACTCCATAGCCTGTGAAGCTATCGAGTTGAGAATGTTCTTCCCGTGTTGGCTTGTGGGATTGAACCTTGGTCCCTTAGCAGCGTCCAGAAGATCAGGATTGTTCATGATCCCGAGAATGACCTGACGCTGTTTCCAGAGATCAAGGTAATACGTGTCTTCGAGCGTCTTAGCCAGCGTGGTAGCCCGTGTCCAGGGCTGTACGCCGCACACTCCAGGGATCGCGGGAAGGTTGGCATACCTACCCCATCGGTCGTATTCGATCTTCTTAGAATCGCTCTGAGAGCCTTCCGGGAGATCGAAATCATCCCCGAACGGGTTGTCAGTGATCATAGTCATGCGCCGGTACCTTCCTGATCTTGATTGACGATTCGATGACTGATCGACCATGAACGAGAGGGACCGAAGTCCCTCCCGAACAAAGTGGATCACTCACTCTTCAGCTTCGAGTCGAGCCGACGTGAAGCGACCTTACGAGTAATCATGTCCGCTAGTGCTCCCTTCGTTATACCAGAAGGGACCGACAGTCCAAGCTTTGCCGCATATCGGATCTGTCCAGCTGTAGGGGGCTCATTGCGCTTCCGCCATGAAGCTTTCCGGCTGGTAATGAACCCCTGATCAGTTTCTTTAGCGGCTTCCTCCGCCCATGCCATACCAGCCATGAGAGAGACGTTCCGCTGAATCCACGAACCACCCGAAGCGTAGATCGGGCACCGACCGACGTTGAACTTACCGACTTCGTTTCCAGGCCAGAGAAAGAACAGTTCATCTTTCGTACTGATGAACCACAGTCCCGCATCGGTCTTCGACCACATCGAAGAAGACCGCTTGAAGAGATCAACGCTCTTGTAATCGACGTAACCGGCAAGCGCGGGATGTCCAGCCTTCTTCAGCCGTCTTGCCGCACCGGTAAGGGTCTCCCCCGGTTCGACCTTATCGATGCGCTTCGAGGAGAGATCAGCGAGTGTCGCCAACGTGTGATCTTCCGAAGCTCCGACTACATCAAGAACGAGAGCGTCAACTTTTCCAGGGGAGGGACGAAGGACTCTCCCCACCATCTGAACGTACAGCGAAGCGGAACGGGTAGGCCGTGCGATCACGCAGCATGAAGCGTCGGGAACGTCGAAACCTTCCGTCAGCACCATGCAGTTAGAGATGACCTGAACGTCACCCTTGATGAATCGCTTGATCACCAGCTTCCGCTCTTCGTCGGGCATCGAACCGTGAACTACAGCCGACTTGATCCCGACCTTGTTAAGAGCGTCCGAGAAAGCCTGAGCGGCCTTCACGGTCGGAGCGAACAGGATTCCCTTACGGTCGCTTGCGTGAGTCTTGTAAGACTTGGCTACGATCTCTTGCGCTCCCGCATCAAGAAGAAGATCAGAGAGCGACGAATCCGAGTAGTCTCCGCGCGTGACCTTCGCCTGATTGAGCGACATTCCATCGATTATGACCATGCGTCCCTGAACATCTACAAGGTATTCAGGGATCATGTCGAGAACATCGCGAGTGTAGACGACTTCAGACCACACATCGGCAAGAGACTTCTTGTCTTCCCGGTCCATCGTGGCAGTGAAGCCGACGAAGAACGTGTGATCGTAGCTCAGAGTATTCATGACTGACACGTAAGAGTCAGCCGCCGCATGGTGGCACTCGTCAACGATCACAAGTCCGATGCCCTTAAGCTGTTCGAGCCGTTCCGGCTTCCGGATCGTCTGGATTGACGCCACGATCACGTCATATCCGTTGATCTCGTTACGGTTCGCCTTGACGACTCCGACCTTCAGGTTGGGCGCAACGTCGTGGAGCTTGCTGACAGTCTGTGTGATCAGTTCGTCGCGGTGAACGATCACGAGAGCTTTACCGATCATGCCCTGAGCGATCATGCGCTCTCGAACCATGTGCGAGAAGATCACTGTCTTGCCCGCACCCGTGGGGAGTACGACGGCCGGACGCTTGATGCCCTTGTCCCATGCGCGGGTGACAGCGTCGATCGCGTCTCTCTGGTAGTCCCTTAGTGGGAGTTCGTTCCTGGTCATGGCTGTATCGTCTCACGCGGGTTGCCAGGGTGTCAAGGTCTCACCCCTACTTGCCATCGTGGCACACCAGGTGTACTGTGGTGGCCTGCCCCCGACTAGGGGGGAAACCCTGATCGAGGAAGGTGAACGAATGGAAACGGTCGTTCGGTCCTTCGATCCCGAGAAAATGAAGGCCGCGCGTAAGAATGCGAACATGAGTCAGCGTGATCTCGCTGACCGCTCGGGAATCCCTGTGACCATGATCCAAGAGTACGAACAGGGGAAGTCGATTCCCTCTGTCCCAAGACTGTTCATTATCGCCGACACGCTGAAGTGTGGCGCTGACGATCTCGCTTCTTAAGGTCCTAGGGGGACTAGTGGGAATCCATCCGAAAGATCTCGCAAGCTTGAGAGCTTCGGGTCTGACTGATGAAGTGATCGCTGAACGCGGTTACTACTCGGCAGACCAGGGAGCGAGCGAGATCACTCCTAAGCTTGCCAGTCTCGGAGTCAAGTGGGCTTCACGTACGCGCGAAGCTCTCGTGATCCCGATGTATGGCCCAAAGGGTGATCTCGTCTCAGCTCAGATCAGGCTTCGAGAGCTTCCCCCGATCAACGGGAAGAAGCCGCTCCGCTATCTGAACGCTTCTGGTATGCCACAGAAGCTAGACGTTCACCCGCGTAACGTCAGCCGGATCTCGGACGTCTCGTCTCGTCTGTGGATCACGGAAGGCGTGAAGAAGGGTGACGCTCTCACAGTTCACGGAGAAGTCGCTATCTCTCTCGCCGGTATCTACACGTGGCGAAACAAGATGGGGACGCTCGGAGATTGGGAGGACGTTCCGCTTCGGGGACGTCAGGTCATCGTGTGCTTCGATTCCGATGCTCACGAGAAGCGCGACGTCTTGCTAGCTATGAAGCGTCTAGGGCGCTGGCTCACATCGAAGGGTGCTCGAACGTACTACCTGATCACTCCGGAAGTCGAAGGGCTCGATAAGACGGGGGCTGACGACTTCCTAGCGCGTGGCGGGACGATCAGTGATCTTATCGCTAAGGCGACCGACAGTGAGCCGGTAACCACAACGTCAGACGGTAAGTTCTCCGATGCCTTCATGGCGGAACGGGTAGCGGAAGAGGTCATGACTGATCGTTTCCGTTGGTCGGCCGGAACGGGCTGGATCACGTGGGACGGCCGGAAGTGGTCACGGTGTGATGACGAGACCGTGATCGAAGCCGCTCGACTCTGGGCAGTCGATAGGTTCGCGCAAGCGGTGAACGACACGAAGGGAGACAACACACGATCTCGTCAGGAGGTGATCGACGGTTGGCGTTCCGTTCTCGGGAAGGCTCGACTTAACTCGATCGTCTCTCTGACGAAGGGAATCGTGATCTTCGACGCTGCCGAGATGGACGCTGATCCCGATGTTCTGAACTGTCGGAACGGAGTGATTGACCTTCGTACCGGCGAACTGATGAGTCATGATCCGGCTCGACTGATCTCGAAGATTTGTGAAGCGGAGTACGATCCTGAAGCTGATCACGACGATTGGAAGGCCGCTCTCGAAGCGTTGCCGGAAGACGTTCGAGACTGGTTTCAGATTCGGATCGGGCAAGCGGCAACCGGCTATATGACGCCGGACGACGTTCTCTGTGTGCTTCATGGTGGGGGCTCGAATGGCAAGACAACCATCATGGCAGCGATCGGGAAGGCTCTCGGGTCTTATCACGTGGTCGCTTCGGATCGGATCTTGCTAGGTCAGGCTGTTCGAGACGAAACCATGGAACTCATGGGGGCTCGATTCGCACTGATCGAAGAGACTCCGGAAGCCGGACGGCTTGACGTCGTAAGGCTTAAGAAGACAGTCGGAACACCGCAGATGAAGGGGCATCACCTCTATCAGTCCGAGATGACTTGGGACGCGACTCACAGCCTGTTCGTGACGTCGAACTACCGTCCACAGGTTGCTGAGACCGACACGGGAACATGGCGACGTCTCGCACTCGTGACGTTCCCCTACCGCTACACGAGCAACCCCGAAGCGCCACACGAGAGGAAGGGAGACGGAACACTTCGACAGAGGATCAAGCAAGACCCCGAGATTCTGAAGGCTGTTCTTCGGTGGATCGTAGAGGGAGCTATGAAGTTCTATGAGGCGAACATGGTTATGCCGGAACATCCGGCAACCGTGATCGAAGACACGCGGGCATGGCGTGCGGCTTCTGACATGATCCTCTCGTTTTGGGATGACCAGCTAGAAGCCGACGCTGACGCGCACGTGATGAGTGCTGACCTCTTCACTCACTTCCGATCATGGATGGAAGCTCAGGGTAACCGGCCATGGTCAGAGAAGGTGTTCACAGCGCGCTTCGCTGATCACTCGGAGACCGTGTCCGCACGTGTCGAGAAGAAGAAGGTCCGAAGGGACTCTCCGAGTGCCGGACGGCTTTCACGCCCGATCGGGACCGGAGGGACTACTCCCGGTAGCTACCAGGCATGGCTAGGAGTCCGATTCCGTGAGGACGACGACCCCCTGTCATGATCGTGTTCCGGGTGTTCCGGCTGTTTTGAAAGTTGACGAATCACCCCTATATATGGGAAGTTTCAAACAAGCCGGAACACCCGGAACAAACCGAAGAAACCCCAGATCAGAAGGGATCTGCCATGACACTTAAGACTCAAGAGACGCTGATCTTCGACCTTGAATCAGCGTCGGCTGATCAGCTTTTCAGCCGTCCGGACTTCTACCGTCTCGGAGCGTTCGCCAACGGTTCCGGAATCGTCCTCACTACGGACGGTAATGAACTTGCCCGCGCGGTTGCTGCCGCTCCCTCCGTGTCCGGCCACAACATCACGGGGTTTGACTTGATCGTGCTTGCTCGCTGGCATGGTCTGTCCCTCCCTTCGATGCTGAACAAGGTCATAGACACTGATCTAGCCGTCCGGCTCGACGATCCTCCCCCTTCCGGCAGGGATGGCGTAGCGATTCGACCGAAGGGTTACTACGGCCTTGATCAGTCGTGCCAGCGTTACGGCGTTCAGGGGAAGGTCAACGATCTAAGAAGTCTCGCGAAGAAGTTCGGGGGACACGACATGATCCCGGTCGATGATCCCGATTATCGGGAATACCTGATCGGTGACATTCGAGCGTCAGCCGGTCTTCTCTCTGCGCTCCCTCCGCTGAACGACTACGCGAAGCGAGAAATGAACGTTGGTCTGATCACGGCTCAGATGACCCTGAACGGTTTCAGGGTTGACGTGCCAGAGCTTCAACGAACGCTAGTCGAACAGGCAGACCGGAAGGAACGGAACTATCGCGAGTTGTCCGAACTTTCGGGGATGCCTCTCGGCAAGTGGAAGAGGTTCAAGCGGAAGCCTGATGAGTGGGAACCGTTCGTCAACCCTCTTGCCAGTGAGCCGGGAAGGGAAGCCATTCACGCGAAGCTCGAAGCTCTCGGGATCAAGAGAAGGCACCTTCCGACGACCGACACCGGTAAGCCGTCTGTCTCAGGTGATGACATGAAGGTTCTTCGGGAAAAGGTCGTGAAGTACGGCGGTAACGATCGGATCGTGCGGATTCTTGATCTCGTGATCTCGCTGGTATCCGAACGAACGGTCTATCAGACTGCGGAAGACTGCCGGATCGGGGATCGAGTTCATCCGAGCATCCGGCCGTATCAAGCTTCCGGAAGATGGTCCGTCACGAAGCCCGGACTGACTGTCTACGGGAAGCGAAAGGGGAGGCATGTAGAGCGTAGGATCTTCCTGCCAGAAGAGGGTCATCGAATCCTTGCCGTTGACCTCGATCAGGTTGACGCGAGAGCGGTAGCGGCTCACTCGGGAGACGAAGGATACATCTCGATCTTCACGAGTGGCGCTGACCTTCACGCGGAAGTCGCAAAGGCCGTTTTCGGGTCCCCAACTATGCGAGAGCAAGCCAAAGCGATCTCTCACGGTTGGAACTACGGGGAGGGTCCGAACAAGATGGCTCAGAACGGAGTTCCGATCGATCTCGCAATACAGTTCGATCAGATGATGCGTGAGAAGTACCCGAAGCTAGTCGAGTGGCAGCGAGACGTAAGGGCTATAGCTCAGAACGGTGATCTTCTCGATAACGGCTTCGGCCGGAAGATGAGAGCAGACCCCCGATTCGCCTACACTCAGGCACCCGCGCTAGTCGGGCAGGGATGTACTCGTGACATCCTCGCTGAAGGTCTTCTTCGTCTCCCTGTCGAGTTCTGGCCGTACCTTCGGGTTGTGGTTCATGACGAGATCGTTCTGTCTGTTCCTGAGAAGGACTATGACGAGATAGCTCGCGAAGTCGTCAAGGCTATGACGTTCGATCTTGGAGAGGTCACCAACGGTCGGCTAGCGTCAGTCCCGATCACTGCCGGATTCTCGAAGCCCGGTAGGACATGGGCGGAGGTCTACGAGAAGTGACCTCCCCAGAGGAAGAGCGCAAGAGACAGCTTCAGCTCATGGTCGAACGGGCTGTCTCTTGCGGGAAGCGTTGCTACTTCAGGAAGGGTCAAGCGTGGCGTGCCGCGAAGTCGTCTAAGCTTGATCTCGTTCCTTACGAGTGTCTGACGTGCGGCTTCTGGCATCTGACGAAGCGAAATAAATCTTCGAAGTAGGGTCTTGACATCCTGGCAAGGGTGGTTCATTCTGAAGTCAGTACGAAGAACGGGCCACCCGAACAGGGAGAGGATCAAGATCATGGCGTCGAAGAAGGCTCAGATTCAGGCTCAGAATTCGCCTGTTGGTCGGCTTGCCGCGAAGGGTCTGAAGCCTACCGAGATCGCTCAGCGTCTCGGGATGTCAACCGCGAAGGTCTATCGGACCCTCGAAGTTGCCGAAGGTCTCGACCCCACTCCGTACCGCGGGGCTGAGAAGTAAGAACCCAACTAGGGGGTTCGGCCGAAACGGTCGGACCCCCTTTCGTCGTTTTAGAAGATCGAGTCATGATCAGTGTGCAGAAAGAACGCACATGCGCGAAGTGTAAGAAGCCGCTTACGGGCAAGCTTCGTCGTGCCACACGATGCACAGAGTGTTAGCGAGAGGTCGGTACGTTCGGAGGGGAACGCTCGAACGACGTCCTGAGAAGTGTCGCTAAAACCCCCTTTGAACAGGCAAAACTCTTTTGATCTTAGGGTCGGATAGATTGTACCCGAGAAGGGGTTAAGTGTCTTAGAATCGCTCTCAGAGCCTTCTAGGGCTAAGTCACTATGAGTGACAGACAGGAGAGATCATGATGTGTCCGAAGTGTAAGGAAGCCGGGAATCTTGTTCCTGATCTTCGAGTGGTCACGAGCGAGACGGCTCGACAGTCGATCACTCAAGAGATCAAGGATCTTCACGCGACATGCTCGTTCGTCGGCTGTACGTGTCAGCACAAACTTTCGGAGATCGACAGTGGAAACTAAGGGAGTCTTGATCACTCTCGTGATCGACGTTCCGGATCTCGCGTCAGTGCGATACGAGCGTGATGTTCTCGACATGATCAGTGATGCTCTTCCGTGGGATCGACTTCCGGAAGGAACGAAGATCATACAACTTCGGAAGATGCATTACACGAACAGGAAGGGAGTGGAGCCGGATGGATCATGATGGTTGGTCGGCTGACGATCTCGGTAAGATCGCGAGAGATATGCTCACGGAGAACTTCCGCGCGTACTTTGAGGCTGAAGATCAAGTGTGGGAGGAAGCCCGACTTACGACACTTAAGAGTCAAGGCAAACTGATCACGGGTGGAGTGATCAAGGATGATACGGAGATCGAACGTGGCGAATAACTACCGAAAGGGCACGCGCTTCGAGCACAAAGTGATAGATCATCTCGCCGGTAACGAACGGCTGAAGATCAAAGGTCTCGGCTATACGGTCGTTCGCGCGGCGGGCTCGAAGGGTGACAGCAAGGCTGACCTTATCGCCTTCCATCCGACACTTCCGATCTTGCTCATTCAGTGCAAGATCGACGGAAAGATCAGTAAGGCTGAGTGGGACCGACTCTATGAAGTCGCATCCTGGTATCCGGCCGTATGCGTCCCTGTGCTGGCTTCTAACGGCTTGAAGGGTCGGGGGGTCACATGGGTACGGCTAACCGGCGAACGGGTGCCGTATGCCCGCGTACAGCCCTGTGAGCCCTACTCTCCGGAAGTCGGAATCCCTGGCTTGACCAGCGATGACAGCATGATCATCGATCTTCAGTCGCCGGATTATCACGGCTGACGGAAAATTAGTGCTTGACGTCATGACACTATCCGTGTCACTATTGAGTCAAGCAAGAGGAACACAGAACAACTCAACAGAGGAGAAACGATCGTGAGCAAGCTTCTCGTTAACAAGGTCGTTCAGAGCTTCATGAAGTCGAACCCCGACCTTGACGATTACGCTCAGGATGCGGTTACCCGCTTCCTCTTCGACGCGATCGAGAAGGGTACGCTCGTGATCAATGAGCCTTCCAACCCCTACACGTTCGGTGGCGTCACTGTCAATCTGACTGACTCTCAGTTCGCTACGATCATCGCGTTCACGTCGAACAGGCGCAAGATCCAGGCTATCAAGGAAGTCCGGAACGCTTCGACTTCTCAGCCGTTTGGCTCAAACGTGATCGGTCTGAAGGAAGCGAAGGACTTCGTTGATCACCTGTCAGTGATCCTCGATCTGTCCGAGTCGGTTAACGTGCATTACGGCTACTGATCAACCACCGAAGAAGCCCCCGGAGGAGTCATCCTCACGGGGGCTTCTTCATGTCCGCGATCAGTGAGGAAAACCCCACCTTGACGCTATGGCAATTATCAGGGAGAATTGATCCATGCACGTAACCGTACCACTCGACATGATCAAGGATTCGAGCGTTCGTCGCGAGTTCACAGTGACAGTCGATCTCGATCCTGAGAAGACCGAAGATCATCCCGTGATGGGTCCGCACGAATACTTCTTCCGGCCGGATCTTCTTCTGATTCATTGGGTTAGAGAAGACGGCTCGAAGTGGGTCCGTAAAGACGTCTCGTTGAAGGGCAACGTCGTCACTCCGGTTGGTCTGGATAACCAGCGACGCTATCTCTACAAATGGTGGGAGAACGACGAACTTCCGGTCTGGCTCTCCGAGATTGTGAGCGAGTTCAAGCCGAAGAGCGGAGAATCGTGAAGATGAAGCGTAGGGATGATCTGACGACTTGTCAGGGTACCAAATCATGGACTCAGACCATGCTCGATAAGCACGGGAAGAATCCCCACATTCGACACGAAGACGACGAACAGGATAATGAACATGGGCGCTGATTTTCGATTCACCGGAACCCCTTCTCAGCTTCGAGCCATGTACGAGCATGGTTGGGGAATCGCTGAGATCATGGAACGTACCGGGAAGCCCTATATCGAGGTTCGGAGGAAGCTTCTCGAAGCCGGAACGAAGCTGATCACAGGCGGTCCGCACGACACGAGCGTGTGCGGTCACGATCACTCGCTCGAAGCCATACACGATCAAGGCGCGACGTGTTGCCGCGCGAAGGTCCGTCGCCGGTAGGACTTCGGGGGACATGGGATCAGGGGCTCTCGTGTCCCCCGTTGACTTTTAACAGTCACAGGGAAGAAGGGATCATGTTCAAGCGAAAGAAGTCGAAGACACCCGTGAAGCCCGACACGTCGCACCTTGACGAGATGGATTCATGGGGTCCGGAAATGTTCGACTACGAAGACGAGAATCCCGTTACGGTCGTTCACTCTGACGATCATACGTATGTTCTCGGGTGTGGTAAGCGTAACTGTTCCGTCAATCACTGGAGTTAGTCACATGGAACACACGAAGTTTCGACAGTCCGGTTACACAACCGCGTTAACCCTTCTCGATCTCCCGTTCGTCTTCGGGGGAACGTACTTCATCATGAACAGTCAGTGGATTCTCGCGATCATCTGTCTGATTGTGTCTATCGGCATGGGGATGCTTCAGATCAACTCGCTTGCTGCCGACTACGCGAAGTGGCGTAAGAGTGTAGAGCTTCACGAATTCAAGGAAGGTAACAATGGGGCCGTTTGATCTTCTTGGACGAATCTTCGAGAACCAGATCAAAGATCCTCACTTCTCAGACAAGATCATAGGGTCTCTGTCTGTGACACATCCTGAAATACTTCTCAAAGAGATCGAGAGGGTAGAAGCGTCGAATAGGAGAAAGGCGAATGATTCAAGCACTAAGTGAATTCCTCTTCGATCTGAGGACTGTTGCGGTTATCATCGTTACCGTGACCGGGGGATTCCTCTTCTGGTCTATTCGGATGAACATCCGAGATCGAAGAACAGCCAATAAGAGGACGACGAAGATCGAGCTTGTGAACGAAGACGGCTCGACAGACGATCTCACACCGTACGTGCGAGACATCAAGATCGGTCCCGAGTCGCCAGAGCCCCCGGCACGGTCACGGAGGATCATGGGCTATCCGGACGGAACGGCTACGATCGAGATGGAGACGATCACGACGGAGAGGGATCATGGGGAGACACGGGAAGGGTTCAACACCCGAACCGAGTCAGCCGACTAGCCCTGATATCTGGGCTGAAGATCCTTACTATGATGGACCGAAGGGCAATCGCTCAGTAACTATCTGGGCGGTTGCCCTTTCGGTGTTTCTAGCAGGGACAACCGGCGGCATCGGTTATCTGTTCGGCATGGGCTCGACTGACAGACCACCCGAACGCATCTATTCGACGGTGACCAGCGAAGCGACCGTGACAGAGACAGTGACGGTTAAGCGTCAGAAGATAGTGACGAAGACTCCGAAGCCGAGCGTGTCTGTTCGCTACGTTCCGACTACCGGACCAACGGTCTTCGTCACTCGAACCCCTGAGCCGAAGCCCGGACCAACGGTCAAGGTCACGAAGACTGTCCGGCCGGAACCTGAACGAGAGTGCTTCGACTTCGACATGATCAAGATTGAATGCCCCTAGAAGGCTCTGAGAGCCCCTGTGAGGCTCGACATTGCCAGGGGGTCAGGGGTACCCGAGAGCCGTGATCATGGCTCAGGTGGTAGCGTAGGGACGTCCATAGCGCGGACACGAGAAAGCCCCCGGACCTTCGACAGGTTCCGGGGGCTTCTTTGATCTCTAGCGCTTGATGATCGGGTTACCGTTCGAGTCGAGATCGACCATGCGCTTCTTCCCTCTTCCGTCCATGTAGAGGGCTCTCTTGCGCTTCGGCTGAACGGTCTTGCTGGTCTTGATAGCGGTCTTCTTCGTCTTCATGATTCTCTCTCCTGTCTTCTTATACGGCCTTACGCGATTCGTCGTGTTCGTGTCTCCAATAGAAGTCGTCTCGTGGGTCTGCCGGAATGTCCCTCACGAGAGCTTCGTAGAGAGCTGTCCCCATGATCCACTGATCGGGCTTGCTGACGTTCTCCAGAGTTTCACGGAGGGGAACAAGAGACCTCCAAATCTCTCGCTCTTCTCGATCCACGAAGACGTCAAAAGCCCTCATGGTCTCCGTAAGCCGGTATTCGATGTAGAGCGTACCCGCGTGCCTGAGAAGCCAGCGTGCGGCATTCTTACGCCACACTGCCGTCATGTCTCGAATGTCGATCGGGTCTCCAGACTTCGGAAGCCAGACCCTAGCCTGATTGATGTAGTCGAAGAGATCCATTAGTTCAGACTCCCCCCGGACATGGGAAGGATCTCGCCCATGATCCCCTCGTAACCGGCCATGATCCCGATCATGAACTCTAGGGCTTCGTCAGCCGTCAGAACGATCTCGATCACTTCCGAAGTGGGGTCGATCTCGTCACTCTCGTTCGTCGGCTCATGACCGAAGACGCGAACACCGATCCGTCGCTTTCCAGTGTCGAGCCGTTCGATTCCGAAGACGGCTGAACCGTGATAGCAGACAACGCGCGTAGGCTTTTTGTCGAGATGGCTCATATCAAATGTCACGATCGTTCCTTCCCATTTTCGGTTCTTCGATAAACCCATGATGCTACAGACTTGCCCAAATGGCAAGGGAGGGACCGAAGTCCCTCCCTCTGAGATCATGTCACTCTGACGATTCCTCGAAGTCCTTCCCGCACGCTCCGCACGTGATCGGAGCTTCCTCGAAGGTCCTCCTCGACATGCGCATGATGCGGGGGGTCTCGCACTGGCACACGTACTTGATGTTGTTCCGGCTAGGTCCCGTGGTCTTCCGACGCTTCACACCCGAGATCCGGTGTGCTCCGTCGCCACCGTTCGAGCCGTCGCCACCCGTGAGGCTGTAACCCTCGAAGCCGGGAAGGTAGGTCTTGATTGCCGTGTCAAGCTTCTCGATAACCTTCGCGTAACGGGCTTCGCCCTCCTCCGTGAGGGTGACGGCAGAGAAGCCGATGACCTTGTCCGGTCCTTCGTGCGTGTAGTCAAGTCCGAGTTCGTTCGCGCACTTCACGAACTCTCTGTTGTGGTAACGGCCCTGACGCGACGTGTCCTGAATCCCACGGACGAACGCGAGAGCGTGAGCGGCTTCGTGAAGCATGCTCTGAACCGTGAGCTTTCCGCCACAGGCGAGACGTTCACCCGCGATGAACAGTTCCGGACGGGTGCTCTTGTCTTCCTTGTCCGTCCAACGCTCACGCCAGAAGTGAGCCCACTTCGCGCCCATGCCGTCAAGGCCGCTACCAGTGATCATGACGACGTCGGGAAGCTCAGGGTGACGCTTCATGATCTCTCGCCAGACACCCTCAAGGGCCTTGACGATCTCGCTTCCGGTCTGCCGCTTCGTGGTGGTTGCCATCTTGATCACCCGTTTTCGGTGGTTCTTGCTGTCATTTAAGAGTCAACCATACGGGTGCCACGTTGGCAAGAGGGATTCTCAAGATTCTTTCGGAACGGTATTTGACGTACGCCATGGATCATGTCATCATAGAGACATCGCGAGAGACGCGACAGACGAAAGGACTAGAACGATGAAGCCGAACTTCAAGCCGTCGAAGACCGTTACCTCTCTCCAGTCCGGCCGGACCCGAGACGATTCGTTCGATGACGTCGTGCGAATGGCGAACGCTGAGCGTGGCAAGGTGTTCGAGGACACTGTGAAGGACCGTGAGACGGCCGAAGAGTACCGGAAGGGCCTTGACCGGTCCCTGAAGTACCTGAATGAGTCGGAGGGCTTGGGCGCGTCTCTGACGAAGGACTTCGAGGAGAAGGCGGACGGCACCGTTGTTGTTCGGTTCGCCGTGGTCGCGCGTCGGGCACGTCGGAAGAAGGTCAACAACGACGCTCCCAAGACTGACGAGAGCGGTTCCGACAGCGAGTGATCTTCTGATTCTCGCTCAAAAGCCCCCGTGAGGGATCTTCCTCCGGGGGCTTTCTCGTGTCCGCATGTTGAGTCTTAAGCGTCAAGGGTGAGAGCTGAACCGGCCGGATGATCTCCAAATCCCATGATCACCTGAAAATGATCTCTCTGAGAGCCACGCTAACGGACGAACAGAGCAAGATGCATCCCTTCACACCGGGAAGGGGGGTCATGCGCTCAGCGTGGCTCTCAGAGCCTTCTAGGGGCGTTGTCGGTCTGGGCACACTCCACAGAGTGCAGAATTCGGGGTTAGACCACGACAAAGCCCCCGGAAGCCGGGAAGGGCTTCGCGGGGGCTCAGGTGTTCGAGGCTATGCGCTCATGATCAGGGCAGCGACGAACAGGAAGGCGATATGCCATGACTGATCAAGTGCGTAAGCGCCGGTGCCGATGCTCGGATTGTCGTCTCTGCCCGGTCTCGGAGATCCCAACCGGTAGAAGTCGAGCTTCCCGATACGTCCGGCCAGAGCTTCGAGGGTGTAGCGTCGATCAGCCCAATAATGAGAGATCGCGTCTACCGTGAGACCGATCAAGAAGGGCAAGATCCCGAACCGAACGTCTGTGAAGACCACGAGAGCCAGCACGAAGCCCGCTTTCGTGATCGTCAAGCTGATCACGTGCTGAAGACAGAGGATCTTACCCATTGGGGTTCGATCCCCTTTCCCGCACGCTTGCTTATGGGTCTGAACCCAATGATCCCCGAACATGTGAGCCGCGAAGAGCGCTCCGAACGCACCCGCGAACACGGCTACCTGACTCATGATCTACCTGTTCCTCTCTTGGCTGATCATTCCATGGCCGGAAGGGTCCGAAGACCCTCCCGACTAAAGCTGATCACCCTAGTTCATACTCCAGAACGTGAAGCCCATACCCGAGTTACAGAGTACGCGCGACTTGCACGAACGGCATGTGAAGTGACTGATTGTGGTTCCCGGTCTGCCTGACAGTGGCGTACTCGTTCCGCAAGCGCCACACCTTCCTATGGCAGACCCGAGAATCGGAAGACCCTGTTTCGTGGTCTGTTCGATCGAGCCCTGAGGCACTCGATTTTCGGACGATCCTCCGTCGTGTCCGCTGACTCTGAACCTGAATCCCATGATCTTGTCTCCTGATTCTTAGAAAAGCTTCGCGCCGCAACCGGAACAGGTCTGCCCGCGCTTGACTCCCTTGTGCTTGCACGAACCGCGCGTGACTCCGGCCTTCTTCGCTGCCGAGTCGAGAACCGCGTTCGCGAGATTCTTCGGAGTGGCGTTCTTGATCTTCCGCTTGATCTCACGCTTCCGCTTCTGAGCCTTCTTCCGACCCTGTGCGATCGCTCCCGCTATGTCAGCGATCTTGTCCAGTGGGGACCTACCGATGTTCGTGTAACCCATGATCTCTTCCCTTCGTTGGGATCTTCTCTTGCGTCCCTCGAACGAGAGTCGAACTCATTCCATAGACCTTCGAGGGTGGGAGGGTCCGAAGACCCTCCCGAGACTTCCTAGAACTTGCTGGTACAGATGGGGCCGATACCGGCTTCGATGCTTTCCTCGTTCGTGAGGGTTCGTCCGCAGACACAGCACGTGCCGTAGAGTGCGCCGAACTCCTTCGCGTCTTCAAGCGTCATCTTGTGTTCCGGACGAAGCTTGAAGATGACCCCACGAGCGATCTCGAAGGACCATGATCCGTCCTCATGCTGAACAAGAACCTTCGCGTACTGGCGGCCGGAACCGTGAACCGCGTGCTGAACCTTGTAAATCTTCATCTCGTGACTGTCGTCGAGAGCCGCGCGGTACATGCCGTCTTCGAGTTCGACCTTCGTAGCGGCAGGATTCTCGATCTTCGGAGCGTTGATCTCGGAACGGGGGTCAAGAAGCTTCTTGATCGAAGCGGAAGCCGCCTTCTTCGTGATCTTCGGGAAGCACTCACCCGAAGCGTTCAGAATGATCTCGCCGGACTCATCAGTCTCGGCAACCATGGCGCGAACGTCGTAACCGCGCTTCGCGGCCAGAGAGACGATATACATGATTTGCCTGTGGGTCGCAGCGTTCGGGATCGCGGCCTTCGGAGTGTCGTTCTCGAAGTCGAACGGGTTGCCGTGAACCTCGAAGTCTTCGCTGACGTACTGTCCGTAAGTCTTCATGATCTCCCCTGTTCTCAGGCTGTTGTTTTCTCGCTTAAGACAAAGGTAAAGCCCCCTTGCCGTGGTGTCAAGAGGGCTTCCCAAGATTTCTTTGAGTCTTAAGCGTCACGGGTACCGAGAGCGCCATGACCAGTCAAAAGAGCGTGAACCGTGCCGCTCTCGACAGTCGTGATCTCCACAAACGCTATGCCGAAGTAGTGTCGATCCTGAGTCTCGATCACTGCCGTAACCAGGGAGTTACGCCACTTCATCAGGTGGTGAGAGCCGAGTTCGCCACGCGAGATGAGTTCGATCTTCCATGACTTCCGGACGGGAACACGTTCCTCCCACGTGACAGCATTCGTGATCCACTTCGGTTCCATCTCTTGACCGCAGAGACGGCACACATAGTAGGACTCTTCCCAGATGTCCGGCTCTTCGTCTTCGTCGTCTGTATCGAAGATTGCTCGCTCTCGGGTCTTCCGATCAAGAGTCGGTAGCGGGTGTTCCTTGTCAGTGCTGAAAGCGTGGAAGTGTCCGCGTGCATCGGTGAGAGTCCATCGATAGTCCGGCTTCGTCACGGTTGCGGGTGTGACGTCCATAGTTTCGACTTCGACTGTCAGCGAACACTGAGTGATCATACGATAGCCATTGATCACTACGAACGTTGGACCGTTCATCTTTTCTCACTCTCTGTGACTTAGCTCTGTACGGCCCTGAGAGCCATTCTGACGGACTTAGGGGCTTCTCTGGTACCGTCTATCCGACCGTAAGATCAACGGAGTTTTACCAGCTAGATACCCACATGTAGGCGTGTCGAGCGAGGATCGCAACGTCACCCGCGATGATGAGAATGATGACAACGATCTCTCCACGCTTACCCGTAGTGAACAAGCTGACTCCCCACTTCTTCCGGCTGACTGGCCAGAGCAACGGGCACCCGCGATCAGTCATGCAATCGCCGATGATGTGAGCGGCTGTTCCGAGAACTAGCGCGGGAGGGACGATAGAGAGATCAAGGTCTGTGAAGAAGATCAGACCCACGAAGATCGGGATAGGCAAGAGGTCGTCAAGCCAACCCTTGATCTCGAAGAGTCTGATCAATCCTCCGGTCGTGATCGAGAGAAGGATCACTAGGCTGATCTTCGATGCCATGTGATCACGAAACTCGATCGCGAGTTGAGAGCCGAAGCCCACGAGACAGACAAACAAGATCGAGTGTGTTCCGTGTCTGTGGGGTCCGAAGACGGCACCGACCAACCAATGAACGATCTTCGTGATTGGTCCGTACGTCTTCGTGATCGTGCTCTTGTGATGATCAATGTCCGGAAGCAATGCGGCGGCAGTCGTGATCACTAGTCCGGCAGCAAGTTCCGGTAGCGGGAAGACATGCACAAGAGTGACACCCCCGAAAACGAGAGTGCCACTCAGTGCATGGGTTCGACCCATCATGTTAGATGGAGTCCCGAACGTCCGAGATCCGAACGCACGGCTCGACTCTCAGGATTTCCGCGTCCTTGCTGTTGAAGAATTCCATGACCTCATGCCATGCGACATTCGACAGGCCAGATACGCCAGTCACGTACCACCCTCGATCGACTCGGAGAGCCGCATAGGTGTAGACGCGACCATAGCCATTGAACTGAATCTCGATCACGGCGAGATCCTGTTCAGGCTCCTCCGGGAAGCTCTCCATCTTCTGAAGAAGGGCTGACGCTTCCTCGATCAGCTTTCGAAGCTGAGCGGCAGTCATCTTCTCGGTTGCCTTCATGCCGGTTGATCCTTTCTTCGTGCGCAGAATGTCAGCGTCCCATCCCATGAAGATCACTCCTCATACATTTTGTTGATCATCGCTGTGAGGTCATCCATCGTGAGCGTGATCACGCTAGGTCCGGACTTGACCACCACTCGATCACCGGAGACCCACCATGAGATGCCGTCGCCATGCTCCTGAGTCACCATCTCGACACAGACCTTCGAGGGATCGAGCCGATAGCCGATACCGCGAACAGTCTCGATCGGAGACGTCGAAGCCGTGAAGCCCAACTTCCTCCGAAGCGTGACCATGTGCATATCGAGAGTCTTCGTTCCGCTAACCCCTGTGTTCCATGAAGGTCGGTCGTTCGAGAGATCCGAGTAACCCCAGACCTCACGGAAAATCTCGTCTCGCGAGATCACCCGATGGGGGTTCTGACAGATAAGAGTCAGAACATCGAATTCCTTGCGCGTAAGCGCGATCTCGCAACCGGCGAGACTCACTCTTCGCGCCGGTACGTCGATCATGAGTACCGGAACAGCCATGATCACCCTTTCCTGACTTGGCATTCGCTTGACCCGATATAAGCACACCAGTTGCCAGAGTGTCAAGGGTGAAGCCAAAGAATCTTGACTTCGTGGCACGTCAGAGGGACAATGGAACAACGTACCGAATTGGAACAGTTCAACAAGGGAGGGTTGGCACATGGCTAAGGAAATAGCGCGTACCACACGTGGCATAGTCGAGCCGTACGCGGGTGGCCCGGAAGGTGATGAACTCTTGCCGTACTCTCCGGTGACTCCACAGTCTTTCGATGTACCTGACTACGTGGTGCTTCGACCCCCGGACACTGGCAAGGTTCAAGCGGAGTGGGCAAAGATCATGGTTCCGTTCCGCTTCATGGCTCTCGCATTTCTTTGGATTACAATGTATTGGTGGAGATTCGCGATCTTGATCGCTCTCGTCACTATAACTGTCGTACTATTCAAAATGAGTTGAGCTATGACTAGACAGTGTCGTGCATGCGGTAGGGAGTTCACTCCCAAAAGAGGGAAAACGTTAAAGCAAGAGTATTGCTCTCTAGAGTGCCGAAAGAAGCCCAGAGTGTGTGAATTTTGCGGCAACTCATTTACACCTAATTCAACTCATCTTAATAGAGATACCGCTAAATACTGCTCTCGTCAGTGCGGTGGGAACGCGAGACGAATTAAACCCCAAAAGAAAATATGCATTGGATGCGGTGTTGAGTTTTCGATGGGTGGAAAAGATGACGCTAACAATGGTCGTCGTCCAAGCTCTAAATATTGCACTCATGCATGTTATGCCGAAGCTCTACGCATTTATACAGACGCTCAAGAAGCCTCAAGAGTTTATGAAGCTAGACGACGTGCTTTAAAGCTCGGCGTAGAACGAGACGAATATACCCTCACGGAAATAGCTGCTAGAGATCAGAAAATTTGTGGGCTGTGTGGAAAACCCGTAAACATGCTCCTATCGGGCATGGATATGGACGGGCCTACGATTGATCATGTTGTACCGCTGTCCAAAGGCGGTAACGACACCAGGTCCAATGTTCAGTTGGCGCATCGTAGCTGCAACCTCCGCAAGAACAACAAGATCATGTAGTCTTAAGAGGCGTACCTTCAAGGTACAAAGTGCAGGTCAGAGACATGTACCACGTACCTTGAAGGTACGTTCCTTGACAGCATGGCACGCATACCGTATCGTCAGACAAGACATGATCCTCCGAGAACAGGAGAACCGAGATGTTCAAGAAAACGCCCGAGAAGCCGAAGCCGCTTTCGGTACAGATCAAGGAAGCCGAACAGAGGGCGAAGCTTGACGAGATCGAGCGTGCTGCACGGTTCGAGCGTGAGAAGGAAGAGCGAGAGCGGAACGCGGTTCGTGCCGCATGGCGCATCGAAGACGAGACGGCACGGAAGCGGCTCGACACGGAGAAGATGCGCGCCTTTATGGCACGTACCGTGCCGTTCGCTCCGTTGGTTCTCGTGAACCTTGCTGCGATCACCGGTCAGGTTGGTTGGGCTTACAACCATCTGGAGATCGGAGACGCGGGATCGATCCTTCGCGCGATCGTCGCCGGACTGTTCGGCATGACGGCTGAGAGTATCGCTCTCTTTCTTCAGTTCTACGCGAACAGGGCTCTCCGGAATCGGGACTCTGCCGCTTCGCTGTACCTCTCAGCGTTCCTCGTGGCCGGTTTGGTCGCTTCGCTGAACTACTCGCACTGGAGTAATCCGGCTGACGGGGAGTTCTTCGGAAGACCGAACGCAACGGCAATCAGCTTCGCTCTCTGTTCCTTCATCTCTCCGTGGTTGTGGCGTATCAAGGATCGAGCCGCACACCGCGAAGAACTGAAGAATGCGGGAGAGATCGACGTTCGCGCGGTCAAGCTATCGATGTCCCGAAAGATCATGCACCCGATTCGCTCGTTCATGGTCATTTGGTACGCGAGTTGGGATGGTGTCACGAATCCGGCCGAAGCCGTCGCGAACTATGAGAAGAAGCGAGACGAGAAGAAGGCTCTGAAGGCAGAGAAAGCCGCGAAGAAGGCCGCTATCAAGGCTCAGAAGTCGTCTGAGAGCGACGAAAAGCCTAAGCCAGTAGTCGAGTCCGAGAAGTCCGTTAGTAAGCCTGAGAAGCCGTCTGAGAGCCGCACGAATGGTGACCTTCGGCGGGATGCTCGTTACGCGAAGGGTGTGGAGATCTACCGGAAGTCGCTCGAAGGTCCGGGAAGGCCGCTTTCACAGCGTGATCTCGCTGACGCTCTCGGGATGAAGAACCGTGTTCTAGCGGCTCAGATCATCAAGGATGTCAAGGAAGGAAACGTATAAGATGAACACGACGCTCTATCTCAGACCCCCTCAAAGGTCTAAGGGAAAGAAGCGTCAGCCGAAGTCCGCATGGGACGAACTGTCCCATGCGGCTTTCCGGTATCGAGTTCAGCTCATACCGGCGCTGATCGCTTTCTTCCTCGCTGCCCTAACGACTGTGATCAACCCCCGGATTCTGTGGGCTCTTCCGGCCGGACTCATGGTGTCGGCTGTTGCGGTCTATCTGTGGGGTGACAAGCTGAAGGCGAACACCCGAGACAAGAGGATTTACGTTGCGATCCTCTTCGTTCTAGGAGCTATTTGGTCGCTCGTGGCTACGGTCGGAAGTGAGGATCACAAGCCGTCTTTGAAGTGGCTTCTGATTCTCGCTCTCGGGACATATCCGCTTGCTTATCCGTGGTTGCGTCACAGACGTATTCGCGCTTCTGTTGCTGTGACTTTTCATCCGGCACTGAGTCAAAAGGTTCGTAGGAAGTGCGCTAATCGTGCGCGCGTAGCCGTGAACAATTGGGACCAGTTCGTTCGGGCAAGTGCGGCGGCAGGGAGTCAGCTTCTCTCGATCTACTTCGATCCGTACTCCGTGACGCTTTCGGTTCGGTTGGGTCATGCCAGGGTGGCAGAGGATTTCACGACGCTTCGGCTTCGTCGGCTCGAATCGGCATTCGATGCCCGTAGAGACTCGGCG